GATCTGTTGCATCTATGGATCACATGGAATCGGCAAGAGTACGTTTGCTTCTAAAGCAGACCGATCTTTGTTTTTGAACTATGAGGATGGACTTGATGAGATCGGGCCAAGCCGAACGCCGTATTTGGACACATACGACAAACACATTGAAGCTTGGAAGTGGGTTGTCGAAAACCCCGACAGTTATGATTGGCTGGTCATTGACGGCATCGATGCACTTGAACTTCTGCTAATCAAGAAAATCTGTGACGATGCTGGCGTTGACGCGATCAATGATATTGGGTATGGTGTAGGGAAACAGAAACTGAGGAAGGATTGGGCAAAGTTCTTAGGTCTTGTTCATTTTGTTCGAGACAGTCTCAAAAAGAACGTGATGATCGTCGGTCACGATATGGTAGTAACACAGCGTGACCCTGAACATCCTGAATACGACAAGCACTACCCCAAGCTTGTCAATAAAGATTTCAGCGAGCTATTGGTAGAAAGGTGCGACGAGGTTTTTTATGTTTATGAAGATTTGCGTTTTACTGAATCGAAAGGAAAGTTTGGTGCAAAAGAAGTAACTGTTCGTGAGGGCCGAGGAGTTGTGATGCGTACAAAGGGCAAGCCTGCCGTAACCGCAAAACGCCGGCTCGAAATGGAAGATGTTTGTGAATTTAACTTTCAGGTCTATCAAGAAGCTATTGTAAAGGGTGTAGAAAATGAGTGATTTCCTATTTAACGAACTTAATTCAGCACTTTCGACGACCGAAGCTTGGGAACCAAAGGCTCAACGCAGAAAGGTTCCTGCTGGCGACTACAATGTGGAAATTACAGAATGTGAACTTAAATCCGAGGAGGATGCAACAAAGCTAACAGTTCAAATGAAGGTTCTAGGTGGCGAATACGAGGACGAAGTGATCTGGAACACATTTTGGGTTAAGGGCGGCAAATTTGCTTGGATGAACGAGAGAGATCTTCGGTTTATCAAGCAAATCCAAATGATTGGCGGCCTCGACGCAATCAATCGAGAGACTGACCTCATTGGCATCACTTTGGGAGTTAAGCTTGAAGAACGCAATGGTTATGTCAATCTAAAACGTGTTTTCACTAAGGTTAACAACCCTGGCCCGTCGACCGAAGCTGCCCAGCCAGAGAAAACAACAATGAACAAAGTTTCCAATTCCGATCCGTTTGCAAGTTTCTAGGAGGTGGGTTATGGCTAAGAAAAAAGTAGAAGAGAAAAAAGAAGAAACGATTCGAGATGATGCACGTTACATCGTTCAGAATCCAAAGGAAAAAAGATTGGTTAACGGTGCGGCATTAGCTGACGCAATTGACGAACTGCATCCTTGCCTTGTGTACTACCAAGGAAGCGAGCAGAAAGTAATGATGCGTCAGTTTGGTAAGCAGTACAACTTTTCTATCAAGGTTGGGTAATGACGAACGTTGGAGTTGAGAGGACTCTGTACGAACTCACAATCACCAAGTCAGGTAATGAATCCTTCTTGGTGAGCTATTACTGCGAAAACGGGCTAGTCCTGAAGGAATGGCTTTTCCCTAAGAGTAAGTTCTTTAAGCAGTGGTGGGAAAGTAGAAGTAGTGTTCCGGCTCCAAACTCAGCAAAGGTGGCGGTGGATCTTGCTAATGTTGGCAAGGTTCGCCCCACCTCTTCTTTGGAATACGAACAAGATGGGAGGTGGCCGAAGGTAAAAAAGACGAACGTTGGAGAATATCCGGTATGGGTCGCAGAATTCCTGAGAGAATCAATTGAAGTTTTCGGGGATGTTTCGGTAGTAAAGGTTATTTTATGAAGACAATTGGCGAGTTAAGAGAACTTAACCAGTGGGTTTGTTGGGATACTCAAACAGGCAAGAAAGTTCCTATATCTCCATTTGGAGGCAGGGCGTCGTCCACTGATAGCACAACTTGGGCGACATATGCACAGGCTGTTGAGTGCATGAATGTAAACGGGTATTGTGGAGTTGGCTTTGTTTTCAAAAAGGGTGATGGTCTTGCAGGAATTGATCTTGATCACTGCTTGGATGAAAACGGCAGTATGAATTCGTTTGCCGCTTCCATTGTTAGCCGAGTTGAAACCTATGCAGAAATTTCCCCTTCGGGAACTGGTATTAAGATCATCGGTTTATGCGACGAAGACTATAGCGGTAAAAACACTCCTGAAATTGAACTGTACACACATTCTCGGTTTTTTGCGATAACTGGGGAATGCATAACCCATGATGAACTTGGAGACATCTCTGAGATCTTTCAAGAATACTGTTCTAAGGCTCGTGAATACAGCAATGACACCTCAGTCAACTGGGGGCCGCAAACGTCGTCAGAATCGACACTGGAGGCCGCTAGGGCTTACTTGGAGAAGATGCCACCAAGCGTTTCCGGTATGGGTGGTCATAACGCTCTGTTGACTGCTTGTTATCGTATGTTGGTTGATTTCGCTCTGACTCCAACAGAGTCTTTTAATCTGATCGAGGAGAGCTTTAACGGTCGTTGTGATCCCCCGTGGAGCGAGAATGAGATTGTTCGAAAAATAGAGCAAGTGTATCGAAGGGGAGATCCTAAAAAGGACGATAACTACAACATAGCCAACGTCGACAGGGACATTGAAGGTTCTATCGACGAAGAAGGAATTCTCTCAGTTTCGAGCAACCTGCTTGCTGCTGGTTCGTCGGTACGGATACCGAAAACGTTGCTCGATCTACCAAAAGATGGAGCGATGTATGAATTTGCAAGTTACGCACAATCGATTAATAGCAGGGACTCTTGGGCGTTATCTGTCACGGCTGCGATTAGTTGGTACGCTGCCTGCACGGGGCGTTCTATTATGGATGAGACGGGCACCAAGACAAACATCTATATTGTTACGCTTGCTCCTTCTTCTGGTGGTAAGCAGGCACCACAAGATTCTATTAAGGCTGTTTTTGACCGAACCTCAAACCCGGACATCATAGGTGGTAAAGTGACCTCTGATGCAGCGATTGGGTCATTGCTAAGGGATAACCCAAACACTTTGTGTATATGGGACGAGTACGGTCTTTTTATGCAGAAAACAAAAGGCGGAGTCCAAGCAACTATCAATGATGTTATGCTTGACCTGTGGGGTGCTGCGAATAGCAGGTATAGGTTAAAGGCATATGCTGACAAGGAAAAAGACATAACCATTTGCCAGCCATGTTTTTCCGTAGCAGGCTACTCAACGGCAGATCATTTCTGGGCTGGATTAAACCGGATGCATTTGCGTGACGGATTTGCTGGCCGCTTGATGGTGATCGACACTGGTGATAGGTCGCCTAGAAAGCAAAAGAAATTCTCCTACCCGAGCAAAAAGCTTATCGATAGAACTCAGTTTTGGATCGACAAGGGAAGGACGCCTTTGACGGATGCTGGCATACAAAACAACCCAGAGGCCGAGATTATAGAAATCGACAACAATGCGAAGGCTGTGTTTAATGAACTTTGGGAAGAAATTGAAAGATACCAGTCTGATGAGGAGCAGGCTATTTGGGGACGTGCCCCAGAAAAGGCACAAAAATTGGCGTTAATTAGAACACTTGATCGCCACCCAAGTGAATGGATCGTCCAAAAGTCAGATGCCGAGTGGGGTGTAGCTTGGGCTAGGCATACCTCTGAATACATGCTAACAGAGGGCAGGAAGCGATTAGGTATTGATGGGTCATTCGACCAAATCAAGACTGAAGTATTCTCAATGCTGAAACAGAATAAGGGCAAGTGTGGGTACAAAGAGCTACTGAAAATGGTCGGCTGCTCTCAACAACGATATGAATCAGTTGTCAGGACATTGGTTACAACAGGACAGGTGAAAGTTGCTAAGTCTGGAAGTGGGAAGGTGGTTTACTTAAATGCGTAAGATGATCATAGGTATTGACCCAGGATCAAATGGCGGCGTTTCATTTTTCCATGAGGATTGGATCGCAGTCGAAAAACTACCACAAACGGGAAACGGCATACTTGAGCTTTTCCGGCTGTACACGGCTGGGTTATCAAAAGAAGACATTATAGTTTTCATCGAAGCAGTGAAAGGCCGAGGTGGTTGGGGGGCAACCCAATCATTTAATTTCGGCAAGGGATATGGCAGGACACTCGGAATATTGGAAGCATTAGAATGGTTGTACGAGGAAGTGGCTCCTGTGACATGGCAAAGGAGAGTGATGAACAAAACCAGCAAAGGGGACAAAAACATGCTGAAAGAATTTGCGAAAGAGCTTTATGGGAATTTGGACAAAACGGATGGGAGCCTCCCGATAACTCTGTGGAGTGCGGACGCACTACTGATAGGGACTTACGGGTGCATTGTGGAGGAGGGGCGATGAGCGATCCTGTAAATCACCCATCGCACTACAATATGAACAATGGCTGGGAAGCTATTGACGTGACAGAACAGTTCAATTTTTGCCTCGGTAACGCCCTCAAGTACATTATCCGTTGCGACCATAAGGGTAAGCCAATAGAAGATCTAAGAAAGGCTGTGTGGTACTTAGAAAGGGAAATAAGAAGGAGGTCCAGCAATGGGACGGCTTGACAATAGAAGTGTCGATGAGTTTAAAAGCCACATTGGCTTTACAACTGAGATCGAATCACGGCTGATGGAATGCTGGGCACAGTCCCTGAACTCTGACTGCCTTGCTTACATGGACAACGGCGTTGACAACAGTGGACAATATGTCGAAGATGGATTAAACACATCAGATGTTGACTTCATTGTAGTGACAGAGGACGGCCCAGAGAAAACTGAACTTAAATTCGTTCCCACTGCCGGCAAGTTGACTCTTAAGCTTAATGATGTTAGAAATTACATTAGACAAAAAGCCCGTGTGCTTTTTATATTCAACACAGGAAAAGAATCACTTAAAGTACCAAAAGACCTTGACATTGAGGCACATTGGAAAAGAATTGCTAATGCACATTTAAAAGGAGAGCTTAAGTGGGCACTGGTTGATCACAAAACTCTAGCAAAAATGCTGAGTAGCACAGAACCTCAGAAGATTCCGTACATGGGGGGAAAGCAAGGTATTATAATTACGGAAAAAAGATACAGTAACTTCTTTAATTTAATGGATTTTGTCTATGACAACTAAAAACTTATCGGATTTCACATTTGTTTCTAAATATAGTCGATATCTTTCTAGTGAAAATCGACGAGAAACGTGGCAAGAGTCGGTGATGCGTTCGCGTCAGATGATGCTGAAGAAGTATTCTAAATTCCCAAACGTAGTTCCTTTTATCGTCAGGGCGTATGACGATGTACTTAACAAGAAGTGCCTAGGGTCAATGCGTTCGCTTCAATTTGCGGGTGAACCGATTGAGAGACACAATGCTCGCATGTTCAACTGCGTGGCATCTCATTGTGATCGGCTCGATTTTTTCAAGGAGTGTTTTTACTTATTGCTTTGCGGATGCGGTACTGGATACTCGGTTCAGAAACAGCATGTTGCGTTGCTGCCGGCCATGAAGCCGCATGGCGTTAAATCGCAATACATTATCGAGGATTCAATTGAAGGATGGTCTGATGCGGCAGATGAACTGATCAGATCTTACTTTGGACAAGGCAAACATCCTGTATTTGATTTTAGCAACATCCGGCCAAAGGGTGCCTCGCTCTCTGCTGGAGGAAAAGCACCTGGACCCGAACCACTTAAGAAGGCACTGGAAAAAGTAGAAGATGTTTTGGAGAACGCTGTCGAGCATGGAAAATTACGACCTATTGATTGTTATGATATTGTATGCCACCTTGCTGACGCAGTTATCAGTGGTGGCGTTCGCCGCAGTGCGACAATTTGTGTCTTTAGCAAAGACGACAAGGAAATGTTGTCCGCTAAAACCGGAAACTGGTTCACAGAGAACCCACAGCGAGGAAGATCAAACAATTCCGTCGCATTACTTAGATCTGAAACGACGGAATCAGAATTCAAAGAGATCATGCAGTCGGTTCAAGAATTCGGAGAACCGGGATTCGTTTGGGTCGACAATCTAGATGTTATCGTCAACCCATGCGTCGAGATTGGGATGTACCCAAAATGTCCGGTAACTAAGCAAACAGGGTGGCAAGGCTGTAATTTATCAACCATTAATGGAGCAAAGATCAAAGATGAATTTGACTTCTATTCCGCCTGTTTCTCTGCGGCTGTCATCGGAACATTGCAAGCAGGGTTTACTGAGTTTCCCTACCTTGGTTCGGTCAGTGAGTCAATCTTTGCTTACGAGTCGCTACTCGGTGTGTCGATCACCGGCATTATGGACTCGGCTGATATCCTCCTCGATCCTGAAATCCAGCGAACTGGGGCTGAGGTCGTCAAGTACGCCAACAAACTTGTCGCTGACATGGTTGGGATCAGAACTGCTGCCCGCACTACATGCGTCAAGCCAGAGGGAACAGCATCCTGCGTCCTTGGGACTGCCTCTGGTATCCATCCGCACCACTACAAACGATATATCAGGCGAGTACAAGCTAACACGCTCGATGCCGTCTATCGCCATTACAAGATCTACAATGATGAGTCATGCGAAAGGTCTGTCTGGTCAGCAAACGACACAGACGACGTTGTAAGCTTCGCTATCGAGGCCAAAGCAGGTGCAATCACCAAACGCAAGGTAAACGCCATTGAGCTTTTAGAGAATGTCGTCAGCACGCAGCAAAACTGGGTTATTCCAGGAACTAACTCGGAATTGTGCCAGATCAAAGAGATCAGTCACAATGTTAGTAACACTATCAATGTTGAGCCAGATGAATGGGATGATGTTAGCGATTTCATTTACAATAACCGAAAGCATCTGTGCGGCGTCAGTCTATTATCTGCAACAGGGGACAAAGATTACGCACAAGCCCCGTTCGCGGCGGTTTACTTGCCTAGCCAGATGATGAAACACTATGGCAATGACCCAGTCCTTCATGGGTGGGAACTGCTCGCTGGCGTCAACAACGATGGAGAGCTTTGGCAGTTATGCCATGATGCTTTGTTCGAGTTCAACAAAA